CTACACTATTATCTTCATATGGTATTAAACTTACATCAAATCTATCATCCACTTTACCTTCGTGATATAAATCTACATTGATATACCCATCAGTATAGTCGTCGCCGCATGCTAAGTTTAATTTAATCATGCCTTCTCCACATATAATTTTCTAAAACCATTTTCTAAACTATCTTTCCAATTCCATTGGTCCATTTTCTGATACACATTAAATTGTTCAATAGCACCAAATAAATGTTTAGCTTCGGCTATACTTCTACCCGGAATGATCTCAGGATAACAGGTAAATATAATAGGATTTTTAATATCAGGTAATACTTTTTTAAACACAATGTGATCACCCATACCACAATCTAAGACAACAATGGTCCTATCACTGAAATTTAAAATATTTTTAAATATTTCCTCGTCATGCATAAACATTTCATGATGACCATCTCTAATACCGCCTTTTTTATTTTTTAAATGCCATGTAACTGCATTTGGTACTATTAAATTTTTATATCCGCGTTGTTTTAATGCATAGGTAAATAAAGTTTCTTCTCTGTGTGCTACTTTACTTAAACCTAAATTATAATCTACAATACCTGCTCTATATAAAAACGAACAATGTAAATGATCTACTTCTTTTTCTTCTTTAATATAATACCACTGTAAATTATTTTCATAGTAAATATCTTTAATTTTTCCCGTACCGGTCACTTCTCCACTAAGTGGAGGGGTCAATACACTTCCTCCTACTGCGCCAACATCATCTGCAACATAAGAATATAATACTTTCAAAGTATTAGACTCGGCAACGGTATCGTCATCCATACGCCAAACCCAATTATATCCCATTTTATTTGCTTTTTGATGATTATAATGTTGACCTTTCTTTTCAGCAAATACCCATTCCCATTGAATACCTTTTAGATCTAACATTTGAAAAATATATAGATATACTTGTTGTTCTCGAACATCTATTGGATTATCGTTATCATCAAAAATTATTAATTTATCAGGTTTTAATGTTTGATTAACTACACTCATCATTGCCAATGGCAATGTAGTATCGTATCTACCTTTAGTAGAAATGGAACATAAAATATTTTTACTCATTTTTTCCAACGTTGGTTACAGAAAGGAAGTTCTCGCCAATTAATTTTATTACCTAAATGATCTATGTCATAGTAATATATTTGAGCTGACTTTAGATTAGTAAATCCAAATTCCAATAATTTATTTTCTATTACTTCTTTTCCTTTATGAATGGGATGCAAGTCTGAATGTATCTCTAATACAATTTCATTAATCCTGTTCATTTCTTCGTGTGTAGCATCTAGTATAATATCATACTCTGCCCCTTCACAATCTAATTTTAATAGTATATTATTACCGTCTACTATTTTTAATATATTAGCTAACGATATACTAGTAACTGATTCTGAACTTCCAGTAATATTATACAAACTGTTATGACCTAAATTAGTATAATTATCACTAATTTGATAATTAGACCCATGCTGCGATGTTACTACATTTTTCAATGCTACTACGTTAGATAGTCCTGACCGCATTATATTAAGATTAAAATGCCCAAAAGTTTTATTAACAGGCTCTATACCTATAACTTTTTTAGCGCCCAATGATGCTGCCAATAACGAAAAAGTACCTATATTTGCTCCTACATCGATAACTACCCTATCTTTTAATTCTTCTTTAGTAAGATTATAGCTATTATCAACTATTACCTCATTATATATTTCAGCGTGTTGTTCTTTCAACCAACTTAAATCTATCTGTTCCTCACTATCCCAAATACACAACATTAAATTATTATTATCAGGATCGCCTCTTCCCAAAGGAGAATCTAATAACGAACCATCGAGAGCTATATATTTAAATTTAAAATTAGTAAAATGTGATTCATCTAGCATATGTAATTTGTGGTGCGGGCTGGATTTATTTGGTGACTCAAGCATAGGAACAGTTATAATTAACCGCTTACAATGTTTTTTTAATCTTTCAACAATTTCTAATCCATTTTCAAGATGCTCGATTACTTCAAAAGCAACTATAGTATCATATTGACCTAATTCAAAATTATTAATATCAGCATGAATAAACTGTGCATTATAGTCCCAGTTTTGCTCTTTAGCCGCTGTAATTATATGCTTATCGTAATCTAAACCAATATACTCAATATTTTTAGGAAAGAATTGAATCCCATAACCACTAGTACACCCTAATTCAAAAACTTTAGTTCCTAATAGATTATTTGATGCCCATTGATATCTAGTAACTTCACGGGCATATACAGGATCTCCTTTGAAAAATACTGCTCTCTCACAATAATTTGATAATCGCCATTGATACCATCTAGGATTGTATTTTTTTGCTAATGTTAGTGAATTTTCTAAAAACACACTATTATAATCATTTACTAAATTAGGATCATGCATTGTTCCTTCACCTTTATGGTATATAGGAAACGCCCCTGTGTGTATATTAACTTCATTATTCCAAGTCTTACTAAGCACTTCGCAAACTTCAAATCCTGCATTTTCCGCTTCAATACAAAATTCGGTATCTTCTCCGCCACCTACCCCATAGTCCATGCTTAATAAACCAATAGTATCAAATACCTTTTTATGAATCATGACGCAAAAAAATACTGCAAAATCTCTGCCAGCCGGTTCGCTATGCCCTTTAATAACACAACTAATTCCGCATTTTGGATTATTAATAAAAGGACCTTCTAATAAATTTAGCCAATCACTCTTATTATGATGTAGTAATACAGCATCATTGTTTAATAATACTATTAAATCCGTAGTTGCTACTTTGATAGCAGCATTACATGCTCCGGAATAACCTAGTGGGTCAGATTCCCATACTATTTTAAAATGTTTTTTCAAACCCAAATATGAAAACTTTTCAGATAAAGCACCCAAATATTCTAATGTATTATCAGTACATCCATTAGCGCTAATGATAAGTTCTATATCTTTTAAATTTGAATATTCAAATATAGATTCGATGCATGGTTTTAATAAATCATTGCAATGATTATAAGTAGGAATAATTATACTATATTTCATAATGTTGTGCCTGTATGTTTGTGAGTTTCGTACCATTCATTATTATATTTTTTAGCTAATCTTAATTCATTATTTCTAAAAATTTGATCCCAATTTTGAACTAAGTTAGTATCATGCACCGTACCTTCTCCCCTATGATAAATTGGAAAATTACCTATATGCAGCATTGCTTCTTCTGACCATACCATTTTAATTGGTTGTGCAATTGAAAATCCCGCTAGTTCAGCTTCCATACAAAATTCGATATCCTCATTACTACCAGTACCATAGTCTTCATTTAACAATCCAATTTTATCAAAAACTTTACGGTCAATCATAACACAAAAGAATATTCCAAAATTTCTTTTTGTTATTTCACTATATTTTAATAGAACTGCCGAGATTCCACAATTACTATCATCAAACCCACTATTAAGTATGGTTAACCAATCATTTTTATTTTGGGTAAGTAAAGTAGCATCGTTATTTAATAGTACTATTCTGTCAGTAGTTGCAACTTTAATACCTGCATTTGTTGCTTTTGAATATCCTAGTGGATTATTATTCCAAACAATCTTAAGATTGTTCGCTAACCTAAGGTAATTAAATTTTTCTTTTAGATTGCCCAAATACTCTAGAGTATTATCAGTACATCCATTAGCGCTAATTATAAGTTCTATATCTGTTATATTTGAATATTCAAATATAGATTCGATGCATGGTTTTAATAAATCATTGCAATGATTATAGGTGGGTATTACTATGCTGTATTTCATCTTTTGTCCTCTGTTCTACTTATGATTGTAGAATTTAGCTAATAAATTTATTTTAGCCACAAAAAAGCGCACCGAAGTGCGCTTCCCTGTAACTTCCCATCCCGATTGAGAATTAAAGTTATTCCAATAATTATTGGAAGGTGAGGTTCGAAACAGCAATTTCCCCAACATAGTCAGCAGCATTACCGAATGAGCTGGCTGTGTTTGTAAGCTCAATGTACCCGTAACGAGTCATAAAGCTCACGACTGGTTCGAATGTTGACGGATCAAGGACAACACCAGAACTCATCAAAGGAATATATGGGCAATAGAACGCGGCTGCGTCTGT